AAGCGGAACATTAGTTCAAACTAATATTGACTACTCTGTAACAAATGGAGATCCTTTTATCTTAGAAATTACAGGAAATTCTTATGGAGCTCTTATACCTTTTGATATTCAAGTTCAAGGATATATTTATGCTAACACTATTATTAATTCAGCAGGTATTTCTAATGGAACAAATATTAGTGGATTAAGGGCAATAAATTTTAATGGCAACTTATGTTTCTGGTGGCCAAGACAATCTTATTGGCAAGGATTTAATGTTAAAGTTTATTCTGCTTACGCGACATATCCTGAGAATAGAGTAACATCTATAACTGACAGTGGTCAACCAACTACATCTAAACAATATGACTTTGCTATTTATCAGTCATTTCACACTGGGAATATTAGTTTATTTTCAAGCTACGATGTAACATTTAATAGAGCATATTCTAATACAGATATGCGTGCTCCTATTTTCTATGATTCTGATAATACAGCCTATTATATTAATGCTGCTTCAGGGTCAAGCTTAAATTGGCTAACAATAAATGACTGGTACTATGTTGCTGGGTCTACTGGACTTTATTGGAGTGCATATAGCAGAGGTATTGCTTCTCCTGAATATACTGGTAATTCATACGGTACTGTAGCAACAATTGGTAGTAGAAATGGATGGGCTGGATATGGAATTGGATCTAGACACGTTTTCATGAGTACAGGTGGTGATAATGTTGGTGTACATGATAATAGCAGGGGGTGGATTTGGTATTGGAATGGGTCTTTTACTAGTTTTGATTTTGGATACCTTCAGGCCGCAGGCTCTATGCGTGCTCCTATTTTCTATGATTCTGATAACACTGGATATTATTTAAACCCTAATGGTGGATCATATTTTGCTGGTTCTTTAGAATTAGCTAATGGATACTTCTTATCAAATGGGATTGGCGGTGCTATGTATATGACAACAGTGTCTGGTTCATTTGGAGGATATCTAAGAACTAGTGGACACATGGTGTTAGATCAGATTAATACTGGATATAATGTTTATGTACTTGATGGTAATAGTGTAGGTGTTGTTAAAAATGCTGGTTCACAATCCTGGTCTGCATTTTCAGATAGAACAATTAAAACTATTCATTCCGTAATTGGAGATAATTTATCAAAACTTGAATCAATCAGTCCAATTTATTATTCTTTTAATAACTTTGCAGATGATAAGAATAGAATAGGATTAATTGCTCAAGAGGTACAAGAGCATTTCCCTGAACTTGTTGAGATAGAGCCAATGACTGAAAAGTTGGTTCTTGATTACACAGGTCTTATCCCAGTGCTTCTTGGAGCAATTAAAGAACTTAAAAAAGAGATTGACATACTAAAAGCAAACTAATATGATTTACACATGGAAAGTAACAGGAATGAAGGGCATAGATTTGCCTAACGAGCCAAACGCAATTATCCAGACTTACTGGACAAAGACAGGAGTAGATGAGCAAGGTAACGAAGGAGTATTTACTGGAGCAACTCCATTCCCTCCTAGCTCTATTGATCCAGATAACTTTATTCCTTATGATCAACTTACAGAGGAGATTGTACTTGGATGGATTCAAGCTGTTGTTGTTGGGTCCTACGAAGAGCATGTAAACGCTCAGATTCAAAAGCAGATTGATCAATTGAAAGTTAAGGATGAACCTCTTCCTTGGGCACCTCCAACTCCAGATCCTGTGCCTAGCGCAGAATAAAAATTAGTAGTATATTTGTCAAAAATTAAATCTTTATGAAACTCAAATTAAAAGACCTAGTGCTCTTAAGACAAGAGCTTAATGGGTTGTCTGATCGGACAACTGGACAAATTTTCTACAAGGGCCTCCTACTACAGGAGATTCACTTCAAGGCAAAGTATCAGCTTTCAAAACTTTCTAAAGAAATTGAGAAAGAAATTGAGGAGCTTTCTGAGTCTGAGAAGGAACTATTCAAGAAGTATTTCGGAGAGACAGAGCCAGAGCAAACAAAGGAATTCTTTGAAAGCGAGGCATTTGTCAACTATAGCACCGAAAGAGCTGATTTGTTTGAAACTGAGATTGACTTCAAAGATTTCTACTTTAACGTAGATGAATTTGACTTTAAGTCAAGTGAGTCGTATCCAGCTTTCATTGAGCTATTCCTAAAGTAATATCACAATATTAAGTAGGGTTAGACAGTCCCACTTCAGCATAAGCTGTGGTGGGATTTCTTTTTATGACATAAAAAATGACTATTTTTGGGAAAAAAACAATTACGTAAATGAGTAATATTCCACCATTTGAACAGGTATTAGGTTTAGGCGTTATAGGGGCGGTTACTTCGATAATTAACATGAATGAAACCCTTAAATTCCTAATTTTAATTTTGACTTTTCTGGGTTTGGTAATCAAATTGTGGGAGCAAATTAAAAAAAGTGAGTTTTTTTTAAATGATGTTAAAAATATCTGGCGCAAAATATTTAAGAAGTAATTTATGAAAAAGTTTTTTGAATGGTCAAAAGGATTCCTATCCGAAAACGGAGAGGCGTCAAGCAAAAGATTTGTAGGTGTATTTAGTGCTATTGCTCTTTGCTACACGCTTTACGCTAACCACGATGCAGTTAATGAACCTTCTGAGGCGTTAGTTTACTCGGTAGCTGCTTTGTCTGCTGCTGCACTTGGAATTAGCGCAGCTGAAAAGATATTTAAGAAGCCTACAAATAATAATGCGGACGTTGAGTAAAGAAGAGTTGATCAGCAAATTAGAAGCAATTAATCGAAGTAATGCGATTATTGACTTTGATTTAGATGGCAACATACTAAGAGTAAATGATATTTTTTTAGAAGCGGTAGGGTATAAAGCAGGTCAGTCTTCAAAGATTATCGGAAGACACCACAGTATATTTGTTAAGCCTAGTTACGCAGACTCTGAAGAGTACAGAAAGTTTTGGGACACACTAGGAAAGGGTGAGTTTTACTCTGGTGAATTTGAAAGGGTGAAGAGAGATGGAAGCACTATATTCTTGCAAGCCACGTATAACCCTATTATTGATGATACTGGTAAGGTGTATAAGATAATGAAGATTGCTTCTGATATTACTCAGACTGTAAAGCACCAAAAAGAAATTGAACTATTAAAAGCAAATCTTGAACAAGAATTAGAGAAATCTGAAAAATTAAAAAACTCTATTGAGATAGAAAAAAATGCTGCATTAAACGACTTGGATGTTTTGATTAAAAGAAGCCAGTCAGAGTTGATTAGTACGGTGGTTAAAGTGGCATTGATAGTAATTATGGGTGTAGGTGTAATTACAACAGGTTTATACGCTATTGCGATATACACAAGCAAAGACACTCAAATTATTGGATCTACTTGGTCTAACATGTTTGGAATATTGTTAACAAATGCCTTTTCGATAGTAGGAACAATTATGGGAGTTAAATACGCAACTGAAAAAAAATGAACACAGCAAATCTAGCAACAAAATTGCCAAAGTCGGCATCTTCTTACATGCTACAAGTTGTCGATAAGTACGACATTAAAAATCCTTTACATCTTGCTCACTTTCTAGCACAAATTGCGCATGAGTCAGGTAACTTTCAATATGTTACTGAGAATCTAAATTATTCTGCTGAAGGTCTTCGAAAGGTATTTCCTAAGTACTTTGCAGATAACATTATAGCGATGAAGTACGCAAGAAACAATGAGGCGATTGGATCAAGAGTTTACGCCAATAGAATGGGTAACGGTGACGAGGCTTCAAAGGAGGGTTTTAAGTTTAGAGGAAGAGGTTACATCCAGTTGACAGGTAAGAGTAACTACAAGGCTTTTTCTGACTTCATTAAAGAAGACTGTGTTGCAAACCCAGATATTGTAGCAACAAAGTATCCTATGGACTCAGCAATCTGGTTCTTTGATAAAAACAAACTTTGGGATATTTGTTCTAAAGGTTCAGGTGATGATACCGTAACCGCAGTTACTAAAAGAGTTAACGGTGGAACACATGGTTTAGCAGATCGAATTGCTAAGTTTAAACTATACTATTCACTTCTACAACAAGCTTAATATGAACAAGAATATTCTAGAAGTATTGGCTTGGTTTATTTTCGGGGCTGTTGTTACTATTATAATTTATCCTCGCGAAGAACAGGAGAGTACTTTTGAGGTTGTAACTGAATTTAAGACTGACACAGTTTATACTGAGATTGTTGACACTGTTTACATCCCTAAAAAAGAAATAAAAACGCAAGTTTTAAGGGACACAGTATTAATTGATTATAAGCCCACTATTAGCTCGTTTGAGACTACGTTTCCATTTGAGTATGGAAGTACTAAGGTTAGTGGAGAAGTCTTGGGAGAAGTGCTTAAAATGACGGCTACTAACGATTATAAGATACCAGTTGTTACAAACACAATTACTGAAACAAGAACAGAGACAATTGTTAAAAAACCAAAAGGTATTTATGTTGGTGCGTCAGTTAACTCTTTACTTGAACCAAGCGCATCGGTTTCGTACTTAGACAACAAGTATTTATTCAGTTACCAGTACCAACCATTTAGTCGATCTCATCAGATTGGAATTAGCAAAAAATTGTTTTAATTTGCGATATTAGATAAAAAAACTCATATTTGTATTTAATTATAATCAAATGGCACAAATCGAAAAAACACAACTAGAGAAGATCCACAGTCTACGAGTAGCTTATGCAACAGCTAAGTTGAGAATTGCTGAGATCGAAATTGAGAAGCAAGGTCTTTTCATTCAACTTTCAAAGGTATCTGAGCAGATCTTCGAAGAAGAAGAAGCTATCAAGGCTGAGTTCGGGGAGAACGCAGTTATTGACCTAAAAACAGGTGAGGTGACCAATGGTAATTCGTAAAGTATCTATTGGTGCAGACTACAAGGGAAGCTCTATGCATTACGTTGTAGGTCAGCCTGTATTTAACGATGCTTATAAGATACACCTGATTAGAGAGGTTAATAGACGCATCGAGATATTTGTTATTCATGGTGAGGAAGGATCAGGTGAGATTTACCTGTGGAAGACTTTTAATGAGAACATGCCAGCAACTTTGGAGTTTAATTTAGACTTTGAATGAGATCACCATTTCACTTTATCGTAGAGCCTTTAGGTGGTTCTAGGTATGATAACGTGAAGAGCATTTCAGGTATAGACTTTATAACTAGCTCTTCAAAAGAGGATCACAAGGCATCAAATAGATATGCTAAGGTTCTTGCTACGCCTATAGGATACACTGGAGATGTTATGCCAGGAGATACTGTTATTGTTCATCATAATGTGTTTAAGTACTACAACGACATTCATGGTAACGAGAGAAGCGGAAGGTCATACCTATTTGAGAATATCTTCTTAATAGATGATGATCAGTTTTTTCTTTACAAGAGAGAGAACGAGTGGAAAGCTCATTCTAGATATTGCTTTGTTATGCCAGAAAAGAGAATGGATAACTACATTCTTTCAAAAATAGGCAACGAGGAATATCTTAGAGGGACACTTATATATCCTAACCAAGAACTTATAGACAAGGGGTTAAACAGTGGTGACAAGGTTGCATTTACTCCAGAGAGCGAGTATGAGTTTGAGATAGATGGTGTTATATTGTACAGAATGTATTCTAAAAATGTTTGCCTAGAGTTGAATGGAATTAAATGAAACAAAGAGAAAGATTATCAGTGCTGGCCGAAAGGCTGTAATGCACTTGATAGAAGTTGCTGAGGAGAGGATTATCTCTGGAGGTGAGGAAGATCTTTCTGCTGACAAGCTTAAAAATGCTGCTGCAACTAAGAAGCTTGCAATATTTGATGCTTTTGAAATACTTGACAGGATTGAGGCAGAGCAAGAACTGCTAAATAAAACAGACGAGGATGAAACTGGAAAAGGCGGATTTGCTGAAAGAAGAGCAAAGAGACACGGGTAAACCGCTGTACACTATAGTTGATATTATACCCGAAAAGGATAGAATCAAAGGTAATACCAAAAAGATATACCAGTATGGGTATAATTCTGAGTATGATCTTGTGGTTATATCTAAGGACGGAACTATAGGTGAGATATATCAAATTAACGGTCTCAAGATAGCGTTACCAGAGGAGCCTAAAAAAGTTTATAGCAGGTCTGACAGGAAAGAAGATCAGTACTGGAATAGATTTGATTTTTCACCAGAGATGTCTAAAATAAAGTCAATATTTCAGTGGAACCACCTTCCTCTTCGTAATAGAAATAACTGGATAGGATACATTGATCAGGAGTTTGATAGGAGAGATAATGGTTTCTGGTTTAAGAATAATGGTCTTTCTACTTACATTACTGGTGGACACTATATGTACTTACAGTGGTCTAGCATTGACGTTGGATTTCCAGACTTTAGAGAAGCAAATAGAATACTATACATATACTGGGAGGCTTGCAAGGCTGATCCACGATCGTTTGGAATGGTTTACTTAAAGATCAGACGATCTGGATTTTCTTATATGGCCGATGGTGAGATTGTTAACATTGGAACAAACATTCACAATGGGCGTATAGGAATATTGTCAAAGACTGGACCAGATGCGAAGACGATGTTTACGGATAAGGTTGTTCCTACGTTTAGAAATTATCCATTTTTTTTCAAGCCTATCCAGGACGGTATGGACAATCCAAGAACTGAACTGGCATTTAGAATACCATCGTCTAAGATAACCTCAAAGAACTTTAAGACAATGCACAGTGATGAGGATAAAGAGGAAGGTCTTAATACTACAATTGACTGGAAGAATACTGCCGACAACAGCTATGATGGAGAGAAGTTGCAGTTACTAGTTCATGATGAAAGTGGAAAGTGGTCTCAACCAAATAATATTTTAAATAACTGGCGTGTAACAAAAACATGTTTGCGTTTAGGTAGAAAGATTATTGGTAAGTGTATGATGGGCTCTACATCTAATGCGCTTGACAAGGGTGGAGAGAACTTTAAAAGATTATATGAGGACTCAAGACCAAACAAGAGATCTGATAACGATCAAACTAAATCTGGTCTTTATGCTTTGTTTATACCTATGGAGTGGAACATGGAAGGCTTTATAGATAAGTATGGTATGCCAGTATTTAGAAAGCCTGAAAAACCAGTAATTGGTGTCGATGGTGAGCCTATAAACATTGGGGCTATAGACTATTGGGAGAACGAAGTAAAGTCTCTTAAAAGCGATCCTGATGCACTTAACGAATTCTATCGTCAGTACCCTAGAACAGAGTCCCACGCATTCAGAGATGAGAGTAAGCAGTCAATATTTAACCTTACCAAGATATATACTCAGATTGACTTCAATGACAGTTTGATTGCAGGAAGTTTTACTACTAAAGGATTTTTTAGCTGGAGAGATGGTAAGAAGGATACAGAGGTTGTATGGACTCCAGACCCAAGAGGTAGGTTTAATATATCTTGGGTGCCTCCACGTGCTCTTCAGAACAGAGTAGAAAGAAAGGGTGATTTATTTTATCCACTAAATGAGCACATCGGTTCGTTCGGTTGTGACTCCTATGATATATCTGGCACTGTAGATGGTTTTGGATCTAATGGAGCACTGCATGGTCTTACTAAGTTTAACATGGAGGACGCACCAAGCAATGAGTTCTTTTTAGAATATGTAGCAAGACCTCAGACAGCAGAGATATTTTTTGAAGAAGTATTAATGGCGTGTTTCTTTTATGGCATGCCAGTTTTAGCAGAAAATAACAAGCCAAGATTATTATACCACTTTAAAAATAGGGGGTATAGACACTTCTGCTTGAATAGACCTGATAAGCCTTTGTCTAAGTTGTCTACAACAGAGAGGGAACTTGGAGGTATACCTAACTCAAGTGAAGACGTAAGACAAGCACACGCATCAGCGATTGAGACATACATTGAAAAAAATGTCGGGTTTGATGTAGAGGCTACTTATAGAGATCCATCCGAAATGGGATCAATGTACTTTAAT